TACTATAACAGTTACACTGACTAATGGTTCTGATGTATTTAGTTTATTCAAGACAAAATCTATATCTGCTAATGGCACAGTTGAATTATTATCAGCCCCAATGGTATTGCAAGCCACAGAGATATTAAAAGTTACAGCTGCCACAGCGAATAGGCTTCATGTTGTAGCTAGTATTTTGGAGATAACTTAATGGAGTTAGTTGACAGTAAAAGCAAAAAATTAGACATGAGGGAGCTTATTATAAGAGCTTTACAGATAGACAAACGAGTTAGTGGAAGTAAAGAATCCATAAAAGACATGACTACAAAAGTCATAGCAGAGTTATCTTTAAAAAATACAGAAGCAATACAAATAGGAAATACATTTTTTATAGGTTTACGTGGACTTAAAGCCCCTAACAAACTACGAGGTAGATTTTTAAATGTAGATACAGGAAAAAACTTTGTAAAAAATTTTTATAATTATGTTGCTCACTTGCAAAAAGAAGGTATTAGTCACTACACGTCTGAGATTAAAGATAAAAGATTAGTGCCTGCTTTACAATTAATAGAGAACAAATTAAGAACCACAGATACTAAGTTATACATCGCTACTTTACAAAATAGTTCTAGTCATGGGCTTTTAATTAAATTTGGAAAGCAACCTATAAGGATGGAGCAATAGATGGCTACTAATTTACAACAGGTTGTAGAGGCATTTAAATCAGGTCAAATTTCTGCAGACCAGTTTAGAGATCTTGTTAATGCCCCAGGAGGGGTTGATGAGCTTTCACAATCTCAAATTACGTCAGTGGTTGGGCCTCCTCCTGCTCCTCCTGCTCCCCCTACTACTACTCCTACTACTCCTACTACTCCTACTACTTCCACACCTGTTGAATCAAATGTTTTAACTAAAAAAGAGGGTAAAGATTTACTTGCAAAAATAGCTCCTACTATAAAGGGTAGTGGTGGAGATTATACTGATTTATCTACTTTTGATAACTATGATTTTAGTGGATCCCCCTATACGTTAGAAGAGTTTAAAGCAGCAGCAACTCAAGCTGGTCTTGGAACTGACACTGAAGAAGCTAGAGAACAGACTCGTGTAGCAATCACTGATACGGGGGGAGGTGGATTTAGTCTTTTTGGCATAAAAATAGGAGGTTTTTTAGGAGATACTCTTTCAGATGTAGCTGAGTTTGTTGATGATACTGTTGATGATGCTTTAGACTTTGTACGTGATAATTTCTATGACGTAGCTGCTGTGGCATTAACACTAACTGGTAACCCCATAGCTGCAACTACATTATCTGTGGCAGGAAAAGTCGATGATGGTGCGAGTGTAGGAGAGGCAGTACTTAAAACGGTTGGAACAGCTGTAGTTGGTGATCTTATTGGAGATGTGGCGGAGACCGTTGCAGATACTGTATCAAACACTATTAATGTATCAGAAGATATGATTCAGTTAGGCACAGAGACTGCTATAAGCACTGTAGTATCAGGAGGAGATATTAAAACAGCTATTATAGCTACAGCAGGGTCTACACTTTATAACGAGGCATCTTCTAAAATTACAGACAAACTTAAAGAAACTATAGACTTACCTGATATTAAAATTGATAGTGTACGAAATGCTATTGGTAACGGTATAAATACTGCTCTTCAAGGGGGAGATTTAAGAGCTTCAGCCGTAGGAACACTTTCAGGGCTTGTGAATGAGTATACTAACAAGTTAGGAGGAGCTACTGGACTTAGTGATGAGGCCCTAGAGATACTATCAATAGGAGTTACAGCACAATTAGCAGGAGGAGATGCATTAGGTGCAATGACTGCAGAAGCAGATAAAAGAAATGTACCTGTCGTTATAGATGCAATAAAAGATATGGTTATTCCTAAACCAGAACCTGTTGTTCAACCTGAAGTCGTTACACCAGTGGTTACAGAAGAACCTATAACAGCAGAAGAATTAGAAGACCCAAGTAGGCCTGAAGAAAAAGCTGCTAATGTTGCAGATCTTCAACAAGAAGTGGAGGACAATTTAGCTCTTACAACTAAAGATTTTACTCCTGATGAGATAGCTGAAAGGGCTGCTGATGTTGCCGATCTTCAACAGTTAGTGGAGGATAATAAAACTGTTATAGACTCTATATACCCTGTACAAGGTTTAGACCCCAAAGATTTACAAAAGGGAATAGAATTATCAACTAAAGTTAAACAATCTCTTTTTGATACAGCTGCGGACACTGTTTTTCAAATTTTTGGGGGTTTATCAGACAGCGCAGCTCTTCGTGTAGAGGGTGTTGGTACTACAGTAGATGGTATTACAGCAGCTTTAAATACATTAGCT